TTACTACAGTTATCTTTGACAAACTTCTTAATACTTTCACTTGGAGGTGCTCCATAAGGGTCAAAGAAGATGGGTTCAATTTGTCCGTTTGGATACTTATTAACCTGTAAGCAAGTCCAATGAGACCCTTCGTTTTCATTTCCCTCTTCGTCTAAAGAGTTATCTAAATTAATTACATACGCTGTATTATATTGTAATACCTTTGGTAATTCATCTTTAAAGCATACAGACGCCAATGGGAAGTTCATCTTTTTGGATAAAACCTTAATTTGAGTATCAGTAAGCATATTATATACTATCCTAAGATAATAATTTTACAATTAATCTTAATTATTAAATTATACAAAAAGTCCTCCGCCCTTACTAAAGCGTTGATATGCTGGAGGTAGAGTGTGTTGGAATTGAAAGTTAGCACTAAAAGGTTGAGATTTCAATGCTGGTGGTAAATGGGTTTGTGCTCCTACAAATGAACCAAGTTTGCCAGTTGAACCTCTCTCTCTTCTTTTTCTTAAAGCACCTCCAGTCATAGCAAAAGGGTCAATTGAATTTGCTGAACCATACCCATTATCAATACCAGAGTTGTATGTATTGTCTAATGATGCCATTCTATTTACTGACATAGCACTTCTCATCTTTTGTGCGTCAGCGTTTGCAATATTTGCCTGAGACAGTGCTCCGTATTTTGTTCCTAACTGTTGGTTCATATGGTTGAGTAAATCATTCTGTTCCACTTGACCTGCCAATGTAGATGACGCAATACGGTTAATTGGACCACCGACATTATTGCGAGTTTGACGATGTGTTTGGTATTTTGAAGGATTATCCAGATAATCGTTTGCCAATGCTCCTAAAGAACCAGCAGTTCCATAAATCAAAGGAATTGCACCTGCTCCCAAACCACCTGATGCGACGGTTTCTGTTCCAGCAAGGGCAGTAGCACCAGCACCTAACCCTCCTAATAGTAATGCCTTTACAGCAGGTTTGGAAGCATCTCCCAATTTGTATGCAATCTCTTTCATACCATTTTTTTCTAAAAAATTATCAAACTTCTTACCAAAAATACCAGACCCCTGCATTTGTGGTGTTGCCTCTTGATTAACTGCGATTTCTTGCGGTGTCAGTGCTATCTCAACACCTTTACCCCTGTTAAAGGTTCTCGTCATAAGATTTAACCTTGAGGGGTCTACGAGTAGATTGAAACCTTCACCTTCTATCGCTGGTTTAATTCTAACCTTGTGTCCGTTTCGTAGTTTAGACAACTGTTTCGGTGATGCCGAGATGTGGATTATATGGTGAGGCATTTATATACTATACGGAGAAAAAAATAACGCCTAAATATTAACAATAAATAAACTACTTTTTTGCTTTATTTGATTATTAAACTCTTGAACCAGTTAGGATATCAACCGAAACTTCAACTCCGTATTCAATAAAGCACCATAAGTCAAGTGCCTTACCTGTGTTGTTAGTTCCAATGACTTGGATACTCTTTGGCACACTCTCCTCAACTGGAAGCATTCTTGAAATATTGACATAAAAGTAGCAGTATTCCATTTCAAACCCAAGAGAGTTGATAAGGGAAGACGTAAGACCATCTGTCATACCACCATTAACAGCATTCGCTCCATAAAGTTGGTTGTTGAACTGTTCAAAAGAATAACGCTGGGTATTGTAAATTGCATTCTGTCCGCTTACTACCACATTAAAATTGGTAAGAAGTGTAAGCGGAGAAGTGCAACCGCACCCAGCAGGGTCAAATGGAGACTGATATACTGGGATACCAGCAGGAAGACCTGTTGCCCCACCAGTTGCAGAGTAAAATGGGAGGATAAGGATTGACTTGATATTAGCAATACCATTCGTCAATAAGTTATTAAACTGTCCGCTATTGGCACCAATATTGAGAACCTGATACTGATACACATCTGTATAATTAATCTGCTTAACTGGAGATGAGATATACGCTTGTTCAAAGACAGGATTGAAAGTATATGCTGGGACGTATAGGTAAATACTCTGTGCGAGAGGACTTCTAATATATCCACCAAGAGAAGAAACTCCTGTGTTAGTTGAATTGCCACCAACGGATAGCGTCGCAACGTAATTTCCAGCAGACAAATTAGCACCACCTTGGTTAGCGGATGCAGATGCTATCATAATAGGACAAACACCACCTACTGCGTTATTAACAGCAACAAGAGTATTTGTAGCAAGTGGTGCTCCTGCCGTAGTAAATGCTACTGTGGTGTTATTCAAATTGAGTGTCATCTTCATAAACACACCTTTAAGAAGCGGAACCATCTGGAAAAATGAATGCATATGCTTCAAATAAATTGTGGCGGTAATAGCGATTTCCAAAATACCAGCAACACCAGCACCATCACCATTCTGCTTGAGAATGATATACGATTTCCAAAGGTTATTACAGGCGAGGACTGGAAACAATGTGCTGTATAGAGTATCACCTGCATTACCTTGAGGGTCAAAGTTGATATATTGCTGTCTTTTTGCAAACCCAACATTACCAGTTCCAAACGTATAACGGTTAAAAGCAGTTGAAATACTTGATTGGACTGTGGCATTCGCTGGAGAATTGAAGTTATTAACAGTTCCTTGACCTGATGTGCTTACGGCAGTGTAATAACCCCAAGCAAGAGGGTCATCTGGATAAAATCCAATAGTAGAACCTTGTGTAATAACATCATTCCAAGAAAGAGACGTCATAAGTTTGAAAGAATTCCACATATTTATGAAGGGCGTCTGCTGGATGATAGTTGTGCCGTTGTAATCAAGTGTGAAACTGTGGATGATGCTACCAAACCAATTCTTCAAACCAATAGCATAATCACTTGAAGTTCCTGCGGTTGCTGGGTTAAAAACTGCATCAGTCGTTAAAGTAAGCAACATAGGGCAAAGCAGATATGCTTCTCGGTATGACAGGTATTTATTACTGTTTGATAACTGAGAAGTATCAATTACGCTCTGGTTTGCACCGTAATTTTGATTTTGGTTATCAAGAATATTTAACCAATCCTTTTTAACGAACACATTTGGAGAACCGTCAATTTCCTGTGAAAGGTCAAATACTAATTTGTCGCAACTCATTATATAATATATTGAAAGATAAAAAAAAAATATATAATCCCAGAATTCCCTAAAGATTGAAGTTGATATTCTTCTCCTTTTTACCCTTTGAGGATTTTACTAATAAATTCTCCAACTTGGCGTTCATAGCACTTTTACTTCTCCCTAAACTTCCACCGATAATATTGGACGGAAGGTATGGGTTGATACCAGTGGTATTAATATAGTCATCTACACTGCTATAACTACTACCTCCACCTGCTCCTCCTAAATTTAGTAGGACTGAACCATTACCTCTACCGTTGATGTGTTGCCTTGTTGATAACCGTAGAGTTCCATTACTCATTGGCATAACTGCTTTATGTATAGTTCTCATTATACTATTACTAAAGATTTAAAATTCAGCAACCGTCTAAACGTTGTTTGATTTTTTTCCTTAAGTTTCTCAATCTCAAAACATTCATCATTACCGTATTAAGCATCGTAAATTGTTTTTGGTTTTCCGCTTCCTTAACACCATCACAACCTGACTTAATGTCTTGTATTAGTTTCTGTTGCTCTTTTTGGAAGTCATCATATACCTTGTCTAAATACTGGTCGGTGATATCGCTCGTAAAGGACATATATAATTAAGTAGTATATATTATTTAAGTTATTATTTTTATATTACTTTCCACCATACTCTTCACCTTCCTTAATAACCAACATAATCGTCATCTGTGGGTCATTTATTTGTATAGGTTGAAAATTTGTTCCTAAAAATTGCAATCTCAGTTCATTATACGTTCCGTCAATTAATTTATTCCAAGCAAATTGTGGAGGACGTTCAGCAATTAAAGTTCCTACACCTCCTGTCGGCACTAAAGCGTAGATTATAGATGAAGGTGAGGAATAAGGATTATTAATATTACTTAAAGAAAAATATATGCTGGAATTAGGTTGAACGTTTGGTGCTTGAGTTGAAAGACAACTAATAGTCCCATTATTATTTTTTGTAATGAGAGTTTGACCTGCAGGTGGCACATAAGCATTCGCTGTATTATCAGGCGTAGAGTATCCAGCGGAAAACCCTACAATATTGTTAAAGAATGCTGGAAATGTGATGATGGGATTATAACTAACCGTTGGAAATCCAGCAAACCCAGCAGGTGCAGTGTATCCTAATACAATTGCTTGTGCTGACGTAGGAACATAATACGTATTCACTTGAACCGCATACCTTGTAGGGTTTAATAAAAACTCCGCATAATATACATTTTTACCAGCAGTATCAATCAAATAATTACCGTTCTGTATAAAGATGAACTGAAGGTATAGATTTAAGTCGCTTATCTCATACAAACCGTCTGGTATGACTATGGTGTAAGTTGTTGAAACCGTACCATTGACCCAAGTGTATGTAAAGGTATTGTTTTGCTGTGATGCACTGATATTAAACCAAGAATAATACATTGACACAGACGATACTGCTATTGAATTACCCTTAAATAATACAGAGTTGGGAAACTTGTATATCAACGAATTGTTTTGTCCGTTAGGAACTATATTTGTGCTATTCAATACAATCACTCTCATTATATATTTAATAGATATTTTATTTTTCAAATGGTAATGTATGAGGCAACTTAATATTATGTCCTTTTCTGTGGAACACCATATCACCCTTCTTCGTAGTAAAGTCCATATCTCCTAAATGTGTCTTTGATTGTAATCCTTCTTTGCCAGTAAAGTCCATATCTCCTAAATGTGTTAATGAAGGAGAACCTTTGTGAAATCCTGCTCCAGATGAACCATTATACTGACGACTTGACATAAAAAGGTCTGTTGGCACTTGAGAACCGCCAAAGAAAAAAGGTTTTTGAAACCCTCCGCTCTGCATCTGTGGTATATGTTTTGAAATCGCAGGATTTGCTACAATGGGGTTGTATGCATAAGAATAACTCATTATATATTATATTGAGATTTTAATATCCAAGGGATGCAAGTTCCAAAAGTAATTCCTTTGCTTGTCCTCTTGGTAGAAGACCTTTGTTTATTAATTTGGTAATCAATAACTTAAAACGTCTTATCATATCACTATTATCATTTCCATTAAGGATTTCACCTTTCATCACCTCAAACTGATTAATATCCTTGTCGTCATCACTTTTGTTTGGAGTTGGTATTGACAGTCTGCTTAAAATATCACTGCTCTTTGCTATCTTATGAAGGTATGCTTTCTCGTCTTCGTCTAACATAGTTAAGTGATGGTATTGTGGTTGTCCTCCACCGACTATATCCCTTACAATTGCTCCTAAATGCTTGGATACTCTTACAACTGGAAACCCTGACACATTAATACCTTTACCTCTCTTCAGTGCAATAATATCGTCATTTAATCTGTGTGTATCAATTGCATATCTTCCAAACGGAACATACTTATTCTGTGGCATAATACCAGTTGAATTATCCAACTCTAAAGGTCTTGCCTTATAGTATGCTAATCCATTACCCTTAATCACCTTGATTTGTTTGCTTAATCCTCGTCCAGAAGCAGTTCCGCCTCTTGGTAGTCTATTGTCGGCATCTTCAATTTGCGTTGCAACCCTCTCATTCAGTCTGGCAATTGCTGAATGTAATGCCTCAAATGGGTAAGATTGTTTAATACCACTACCTAATCCTATTTCTTTGTATGTAAAAAGATTACCAGAGTTTGTCTTCATTGCCTGAATATAATCTTTCAACGTTTGTCTTGTAGGGTTAGCACCAAAACCATCACTCGGTGTATATATTCGGCGTAGTTCTGTCTTTTGTTCGCCAGATAATGGATAGACTGCTCTTGGTGGAGGACCTCCTTGTTCCTCAGGTTCTGCACTTGCTCCACCTGCTCTTCCCTGCTCTTCTAATATTCTCCGTAGTAGTCTAACTTGGTCTGCCGTTGCTGGTTCAACTGCCAACAATTGGTCTAATTGTTGCCCTATTCTGTCAAGATATGGACCGTCTCTCCTTGCTAAACCTACCTGCAACTGTTGTAGTATCGGTATTATCATTTGATTAGTAGGAAAGGTTTGGAATGCATTGTTTAACGCTTGTTGTGCGGTTGCTCTTGTAGTAGCATCTTGAATTTGGGCGATTTCTGTAATAAAATCCCTGCTTGGTAATAAAGAGTTAAGGTATTGGATATCTCTAAATATCTTTTGACTTAAACCTCGGTTCATTACGGCATTAGAAGCAACAATTGCATCTCCCAAATCCGCCAACATTCTACCATTAACCATATCCCTCTGTATCTGTTCTACTCCCATAAGGATATCTCTACCCATTTGTTGCTGTAATCCAAAACTAACCTCATTCGTATTTATCGCTCTATCCATATATGCTTGTAAGTAAGGGACGAATATATCTGCCTCTACACCATACTTGTATTTTGGTTTAATATCCTTAACAATCTCTTCAATATGTTGGGCGAGAAATTGAAGTTCATAAGGGTCTAATTGATTGACTATACTATCTGCATTTTGTCCGTCTGCAATTTGAGACAGTTGTCCTCTAACGTCAATTTTCAAACGCTCAACGTCTGCAAGTTTTTCAGCAGTTGTTCTCGTATCAGTTGGTTGAGTAGGAGTTATACCAGTCTTCTTATAAATCTTATTTGCTTGAAGGTTCTGGTCGTTAAGATTTGCTTGAAGTGCAAGGTTTGCTAAGTATTGCTGTCTAAACTTGGAAGCATCCGTAGGGTTGATATTTGGTTGTCCGCTCATTATATTATAATTAAAGATAATAAATTAATTGTAATACTATATAAAGACTTTTGATTATTCCATATCTTAATTATATAGGTATGGGTATGGATTTCTTATACACTGGGAATGTGGTATAGTCGTCTGTGAATACCTTGTCTAAACAAATGGTATTGAACTCCTCCAAAATCTCTTCATTAGGTTTCTCCATAAGTTCTTGGACGTCTTTTAATAATTGGACTTTTTGCCTAAACTGAAGATTGCATACATTAGTTGTAATGGGATGAAGACCCATCCTATCTAATGCAATAACCTTACACCGTTGTGCTTTTTCTCGTTTCAGTAAAAAAATAGTTTGCTCTGCTGTTAGGTCAGGTTGTGGTTCTTCTGGTGGTAGAGTTAAGATGGGGATAGGGTCATAGTGTAAAGGTTGGGATACTTCGCTAAACAATTCTTCCATTATATATTATACCCAAAGAAAAAAAATCAATATTAATTATTAAATTAAGGAAAGGGTATCATACACTGTTCCTCTTCATCTTCTGCATCTATGTCGCAATCGGTTTTTCTAACGACACCTATAATTATCTTACCTGTTTTGCTGTTGCCCTCAACCTTATACAAACCTTCAATCCACTTGTAAAATTCATCCCTTCCATACTGTCTTTTTTCTCGGTATGTTAGATTTTTGTATTCTTCACTCATTGTTATGCTTTCCCATATGTTTTTAACTTGGGTGGTTTTTTCTTCAACATCTTCTTTACTGTTGTAATTGACTTCAACCTTTCCCCAGAAACTATTGAATACCTTTTGGAAGAGGTTTTGGTTTTCAATAAATTTTTCAGTTCTCAACCTTACGCTTTCTGGTATAGTGAATTGCATACCAGTATTCTTTTTTGTGTCTCTATAGGTTGCATATACCTTCAACAACATATGTAAGAATACCAACTTGGATTTTGATAAAAACTCTTGTGTCTCGTAATATGAGTTTGCCTTTTTAAATAATACTCCACCAATTGTCTTGTCAATTTTTGTAGGGTCATCAGTAAAATTGACAGGGAACAGCATATCAACTAACCGCCGATAATCTGCTCGTTGGGGTTTTCCATCTAAGTCTGGTGATGTGTTGAACTCCATAACAAAGGTTGCCGTCATAAAAAACGTCTCTGGGTTTTGGTTCAAATACCTACCATTGAACTTACCACCGCCTGTCAAGTTTCGCAACATTGCAACTCTAATAGAACCTGCCACCTCCTTGAAGTTGATATATCTTTTATTCTTCAAATTAATCATATCAGGGGATGGTGTGTTTGCCTTTTCAACATCTTTTAAAATACCATTGGATGGTTGGTGATAGTAGTCGCCTAATATTATATCCATAAGACTACCAGTTAAACCCTTTCCATTACCACCTTGTCCGTTAAATAAGAATAACTTTTGATATGCTCTCCCATCCAGACCACTTGCAAGAGTTTGGAAATATAATAGTAATACCTCTGGGTCTGGGTGGATTGTATCAAACACCTTAATCAATTCGTCTTTGATTTCTCGGTTAGAAGTCCAAAGGTCAATATCCGCCTGTGATATTTCATAAAGGTATTCACCGTTTTCATCCTTGCTTAAGAAATCGGTTGTTGTATTGCCACTTGCGTCGTAATCATAACCATAATTAATATCGTTGTAATCGTATTTTGTTGTCATAGTGATGTAGTCGTCAAAACGGTATCCTCTAAACTCGCCCTTATCCAAGTCATACACACCATTATTAAATCCCAGAAGATATGGTTTTGAATTGAAATCCTCCTCGTTCTCTTTTG